TTACTGTATTTTTCTCTTAACTTTTTCAATTTAGTTTTTTCATTCATTTTTCATCACTTCCAAATGTAAAATACCATCTTCAAATTTTAAAATCTTATACTTTTGCCCAACATTTAATATGAATTCTTTTTCATCCTCATAAGCACCTTTACCATTAATGTAAAGACCCTGTGTCCCTTTTGGAGCATTTACAATTACTTTATACGCTTTTGAATTTTCAACTTCATCCATAAAATCATTTGCTATATTTTCATCAAATGAAGTTGATATAAATTGATTAAAAGTGTTATTTTCTTTTAAATAGTTAAATTCCGGTTCACTAACACCTCGATATAATTTTAAGTCATCTTCCAGTTTATGTTTAGATAAAACTCTCTTTATATCTGATGTAACATTACCTAATCCATAGTAATCTCCGTAATACTCATCGTAAATTATGTCATCTTTCATTTCGCCACGGAGATATTTATTTATTTTTATATATTCATCGCCTGTGTATCTTTTAAATGACTCTACTTCTTTCTTTGTTAATTCTCCATCTCCTGGATTATATCCAAACACTTCAAACGTTTTATTCTCATATTTTTTAATAATTTTATCATCAGCTTCTTTATAATTAATTTTAACTCTATTTTCAACTTTTTGCAATACTTCATTTTCAATTTCTTCAACAATTTTAACTTTTTGCCTATAACTATTCTCAAGTGTTTCTATATAGTCAACATCGCCTATATTATCCGCAAAACTTCCCACATCCAAGCCAATGTCATCTCCGCTTACAACTTCACTCGGATCTACTTCATCTTCAGTTAAGGACACGGTATAACATCTGCAATTAAATCCATTTGGCGGAAAGTATTTGTCAGCTTCAGGCGTCCCCACTTTAAATATTTTCCCGTCAAGTTCCTTTGTATGCTGCTGTTCTCTTCCATCTAAAATACCGCAGTAGCGATAATATGGATAACGCTCTTTGTACTTGTCAACCTTTAAATGAATACCTGCGTTATAAGCATGATTCATATTTGTTCTGAATACGGTTTTTAAATATCCCTCATTTAGCTTTAATCCGCTCTCTGACAGTATTTTATCAACATCTTTTTTCCAGTCTTTAAATGTTCCGCCATTCTCGAGTGTATTCGACATCTGCTTAAATATTTTTTCTGTCACATTGACATCTGTAACCTTCTTTATCCAAAAATACTTTTGCCTTGAATAATCCATTTCTTTTTCCACATCAGTGTACAAGGCGGGATGTTTTTTCAGGAAATTATCAAGCGCAGCATTCTTTGTCTTGGTTCTAGTATTTGCAAATTCTGTTACTCCGCTATCGACCATAGCGGCATTGTCAAATCCCTGCAAAGTTGACATTAGCATTAAATCTTCCAGTATATTTTCATAGTTAAAGTTCAAGTCATAGAAATCTGAAATATCTTTAGCTTTTTCTATCTTTTCTCGTACACCTTTTAATACATCCTTCTGCCATCTTTTAAAATTATTTTCAACAAATCTGTCAAATCTTGCCTGATTCCTTTCAATTAATTTTCGTTTCTCATTTATTTTATTGATGTTCGGTTTTTTTTTACCTTTGGCGAACTCGCTTACTTCAGCCTTCTCTACTTCCACCAAGTCAATCACATCCACGCCCAGCATTTCTGCTATCTTATCTTTAGTAAAGGCATATCCGCTCTCCATAATTTTAACTATAGAGTTCACTTTCTCAGTCATAGTTTTCGCTTTCTTATCTTCCAGCTCCAATGTTTCTTTTTCGTCAATCTCTTCGACAAACTTAAAATAAAACTTGCTGGGGTCGTACCCATACAAGACAGAATCCAGCTCGATAAGTTTTTGAATCCAGTCCCTAATCTTTTTGACTTTAGATTCTATCTTATAATTTTGCTGTTCCTTATGAACTTCACCCAAGGCCCGGTTACCGCTATTTCCATCCACTCCAACTACTAATGTACTTCCAAGTAAATATCTCTGCACTGCTTTTGACTTCTCGCTCAACAATTCCTGATAAATTTCAGGTTTCAAGTCATCTAATTTAATAAATTTTATGAAGTCATCAAGCGATTTCTCCCCGGCACTCGGTACTGCCAGCACATCTTTACCTTTAGCATTTTTTAAATCTTTAGCCTGTGCTTCCACATCTTTCTGCCTAGCTTTAATAACTTCTGGCGGATCTGTTTCAACAGCAGGTTCATAAGCGAATACCGTTATAATATCCCCATATTTTTCTATAATCGCATTTAACTTGCTCTCCAAATGCTCTTTAGCCTTGAATACTGGAACAAGCGGCAACAAATCTGAACTTCCCTGTAAATTATCCAGTCTTTCTTCATTAACGCAAACTAAAAAACGGTTGGGTTCTTTCGCAATAACAATCTCACTATCACGAGTTTTAATCATCCAACCGTTATCCTTGTTATATTTTATATATTTATTCGGCAACAGTACCAAATCATCAATCACTGTTCCACCTGTATCATCTTTTCCGTATATAATCTCAAATATAGACTTCTTATATATTTCCGCTCTTAGCACATTTTCCAAAAGTTTAACCATATTAAAATTATTAAATCTTTCTTGAATACTTTCAGCTGTTTCCAGATACTCGGTCATATCCGTCTCAATTTTCCACTCTTTAGATGTCACACTTTGCGTCATAAGCTGTATAGCCTGTGCCACATCGACATCAGCCAACATCTTCTGCAATGTTTCATTGTCAATATCTCCGCTATAAGAAACAGAACCAAGCGATATTATTTCTTTTACCAAAGCACTTACTACATTTTCCCTGATACTCACATTTCCTCCTTTCTACACACTTATAAATTTTCTAATATATCTTTTTGAATTTTGAATCAAATCATTTATAACAATGCCCGCATAACTGCACACATCAACAGCGTCATCATGCAAAGCATTTGGAAATTTCAAAAGTTCCTCTTCAAGCTCAAAAAGTTTATCCAAATTTTTATTGAAATAAACTTTCCCATTTTCAAACATAACTGATATGTTCAAGGCCCTTGTCATTTTATCAGTATCGGCTTTCAATTCCTTTAAGGGCATTCCCTCTCTGTTCGCCTGCTGAATTATCCCAATACCACTACTTTTGCTTTCTATGGCTTGGAATCTCAACTTATATATATTTCTAAATTCCTTAATCACATTCCATTGGTCAGGAACTTCCAATCTTTCAAGCATTAAATCAACTAAATACAAGTTCCATTCCCTGTCGCACACAAAAGTGGCAATTGCCGTATAATCACTATTCTTTCGAGTACTCATAGCGGTATCTATTGTTTGAAAATAAAAGCAATCTTTCACATTTACATTTTTATCAGAAGTTTTGATGAAGTCATTATCAATATCAAAATATTTAAAGTACTGCCGTTTAAAAAGTCCGCCGTTTTCAATTTGGGGCCTCTGCTGATAAAGTGCCGCAAATTCACGGCTACCTATCGCCTTTTTAATATTTTTAAGTTCTTTCAATCCGTACCGTTCTTCCCATAATGCCTCTCCAACATTTCTTCCTAAAATATCATTTTCTTCAGCAATCGCTGGAAGCACAATACTCTCAAAAATTTCTCCAGTACCGCTTTCCATCTCTTTAGAAATTCTACCGACCAAGTCATCCTCATGCCACCTGGTTTGAATAATTATAATTCCGCCACCAGGTGCCAATCTTGTCCGAATAGTTGACTGATACCAGGCCCAGACCTTGTCTCTTTGAAGTTTACTGTTAGCGTCTTCTCTATTCTTAAACGGATCATCAATAATCGCAATATGTGCCCCCTTACCTGTTGCACTTCCTCCAACACCTGTACTCACAACAGCACCACGATGTTCTGAAATTCCCCAGTTATCACCAGCACTCTTATCCCTGTCGATGATATTATTAAAAATCCCAGTCCCATTTTTACTGTGCTCCCTATAAGTATCTCTTGCTATTTTCCCAAAATCTCTAGCCAAATCCATTGAATAACTCGCAATTATAATCTCATAGTCAGGATTATTCCCAATTATCCAAGCAGGAAATTTCTTTGTCATAGTTTCCGATTTAGAATGTCGTGGTGGCATACAAATATAAAGCCTTGGACTTTTACCAGCTTTCACATCTTCCAAAAACTGCTGGGCCTTATCAGTCAAAAACTGTATATGCCTAGAATTTTTATATCTTCCATTCCCATCAAAAATAAGGAAATCTAGCAAATTCCGTCGTGAAAGCTCCTTAGTGGCTTCCAGCCGTATCATTTCCATCTTATCCACTCTTACCACCAGCTAACGCTCTTAACTCTTCGATAGTAAGTCCAGAAAAAGGATTAGTATTTAATTGTCCTGACAACTGCATTTTCTCAATATATTCACCATCCATTTTATTCAAAATATCCAAAGCCTTCAATCTGTCTTGCAACTTTTCATTTCCATTTTTAATAACTTCCGTCAAAAATTCTCTTCTTTCAATAGCAGTCATTATCCTACTAGTTTTAGTTTTTTCTCGTAATTCTTTTATATATCCCACTAATGTCGTATTTCGTAGTAATTTAGGTGTATTCTGTCTTGCATATTTCTCTTTATATCCAGCTTTTATTGCGGATTCAGTAGCATTTCCACTAGCTACATAATATTCACAAAAAGCCTTCTGCCTTGCATTTAATTTCAATGCTACCGCCTCCTCTTTTTTCGTTAAAATAATAATAATAAAAAAAAAGACTACCTGTTTTCTCAGATAGCCTCCACAATAAATAAATTATATATTTAGTGTAAGAACTGGAATAAAAACTATTTCTCCAAATGCTCATTAAAATTACATTCTAACATATTATATCATAAAAAAAGGTATAGTCAAGGTACTAAAAAGGTAGTCAAAAGGTAATTTTAGTCAAGTAAAACTTCCGGAAAGAGTAAATACTGTATTCCTTCAACTAATCTTGTCCTATTTTTACCTATAGTTTTCTCAGTTACCCCTATTTCTTCCGATATTTCCTCTATAGTAAAATTTTTAAAATATCTCAATTCGATAATTTTAAAATATTTATCTCTTTCAAAATATTTCAAGGCGTCTTCCACCCTAAAAATTCTTTTTTCGAGTTTTCTATTTTCTCCCTCCAAATACTCGATTCGACTTAATTCCTTTTCGGGAATCCCCTCAATTTTAATGACCCCGCCTTTTATATTTTCAGAAAAAACAGGTTTTGATTTTATTGCTCTTAACCCTTTTTCTTTTATTTGTGCTATTTCATCCTCATTTCTTTTTAAATTAATTTTATAAAGCGGATAAGACCTAAGCATTGCCTCTGTCTCCGTGTATTTATCCCCTGATTTTCTTTTTTCCATCTTTTCAAATATTTTATCCGCAATTTTTTCTATATCTTTTTCATTCATATATTTTTTTTATTCTCCCTCAAATTTTTTCTCAAAAACGATTTTCTACGACTGAACTTATTTCAAGAATGAAAGTCCACAAAGCACTATAAAGCCGATTAATAAAACTTTAAATATATTTTTTATTGCCCGTTTCCTTGCAAACCTTCTTTGATTCGTTATAGTTCTGAAATCTACAAACATTTGGTGTTCAATCTCCTCATACCATCTTTTCAGCTCAGTCAGTTCAAGATGTATAAGCAAAATTACAAAAAAAAAGCGTTGTAACTATCAAATATATCTTTATCATAAATCCTCTCTCCTCTCTAATTTTCTAGTACATTTTAATAAACATTCTATTAAACATCTCTTTTTTTGATTTCTCAAATAGCATTAACAAAGTTTTATCTGAAAAATTTTTATAATTAAAATTAAATCCATACACTTCTATTCTTTTATGTACATTTAATCTCTGTCTCATATCAATTTCCCATCTTAGCCATTTTTCTAATTCTTTTTTACTCTTCTTTCTAACTATTACACCATTTCCATTTTCACTGTAAATAATCACTTGTTTCAATCTTATCTTCTCCTTCAATAATTTCTTTTAACTTCGGTTCTTCAAATAGTTCACTTTTAGCAATTTTACCCTTTTTAGCTCCTTTTGTGTAATAAACAGGTTGGCCATTCTTATCTAATTTTGTCATATTAGAGCGATGAACTTCCTTAAATGCTGTAAAAAATATTCCATTAAACTTGTTTTTTTCAATTTTATTACATATTTCTACCAATTCTGAGTCCATTGAATCAAAGTATAGTATTCTCACAACAATATCAATATTTCCTTTACATTGCTCTAATAATGTTCCTATATACACATAAGTCATATCCACAACTGCATCTAGTTTTCCTACTGTATCATTTTCTATCTCTGCTTTCATGTACTCCGTTTTCTCTTCCATAAGCAGTAAATCTCTTAAATGCTCTCTCTCTTCTGTCATATCCTTATTTAAAAATTCTTCCTGTTTAAAAGCCAAATAAAATTTCTTGACCATTTTAGCCATCATTTCCCATTGTTCCATCTATTTCTCCTCTTCTCTTTTATATTTTTCAATTCTTGCCTTCAGGCTTTGTAAAAGCTCTTCCTGAACGTCTCCTTTGCTCTGCAGGGCTTTCATTACATCCTCGTCCCTTGTGTCCTGTGTTACAAGGTGGTGGATTATAACCTTTTCCTTCTGCCCCTGTCTGTGAAGCCTTTTATTTGCCTGCTGGTAAAGTTCAAGGCTCCAGTTAAGCCCAAACCATATCACATGGTTTCCGCCGTCCTGAAGGTTTAAGCCGTATGCCGCACTTGCTGGATGTGCCAGAAGTATGTCGATTTTCCCACTGTTCCAGTCTTTTTCATCCTCAGGGGTTTTAAGCTGTCTTACTCTTAATTTTGATTTTGCCAGTGCCTTTTTTATTCTTTCCAAATCATGCTGAAAGCTGTAAAATACTAAAGCAGGTTTTCCGTTAAGCTCTTCTATAAGTTCCATAAAACGTTCAATCTTGCAGTCGTGAATCTTATGAACCTTACGTTCTTCATCGTAAATGGCTCCATTTGAAAGCTGTAATAGTTTTCCAGTCAATGCCGCCGCACTTGCAACTGATATTTCTTCGGACTCGTTCAGTTCTAAAATCATCTGTTTCTCAAGTTCTTCATACTGCTTTCTTGACTTGTTATCTAGTTCAATTGATATTGTGTTGTAGGTTATATCCGGAAGTTCCAAATAATCTTCTGCCTTCATCGAAACACATATATCGCTTATCTTGTTCATAATTGACTTGTCTGACCCTTCCTTCAGTTCATATTCCCCAAAAGGATTTCCGCCATATTTTGAATAATTAAAATATCTCTCACGAAAAGCTGTTATATTCTTTCCAAGTCTTTCTCCCTTATCCAGCAGATATATTTGTGCCCAAATATCTTTTAGTCCATTTGGTGCTGGTGTTCCTGTAAGCCCTACTACTCTTTCTATTTTCCCAAGTACAAGTTTCAATGCTTTAAATCTTTTGCTTGCGTGATTCTTAAAACTTGAAAATTCATCAATAACA